GGCGAATTACCGTCTTATATCACTGGCGCTGACATCTCCGGATGACGGGGGCAGCTGTTATCTCTGGCTCAACCGTGGGCAACCACCCGCAGTTAACCGGCGACGATAAACGCAGGGTGAATTATGGCGATAAAAGGGCTTGATCAGGCGATTGACAATCTGAGCCGGGTTCGTAAAAACGCCATTCCGGCTGCTTCTGCAATGACCATTAACCGCGTGGCCACAACGGCGATTAATCAGTCTTCGTCACAGGTTGCCCGGGAAACCAGGGTGAGACGGAAACTGGTAAAGGAACGGTCCAGACTGAAACGGGCGACGGTCAGAAATCCGAATGCCAGAATTATCGTTAACCGCGGTGATCTCCCTGTGATTAAGCTGGGGATCAGAATGCTGGGGCGTCGTCCGAACAGCATACTCAAAGCCGGTCAGCATCGTTATCAGCGGGCATTTATCCAGCGATTAAATAATGGGCGCTGGCATGTTATGCAACGTCTTCCCCAGGCCAGATATGAGGAGGGCAATGACGACAAGGGAAGGAAAAAGCGTAATCGCCTTCCCATTCAGGTGGTGAAAATCCCGATGGCGGCCCCACTGAAACAGGCATTTGATGAGAATGTTGACCGTATCCGGCGTGAACGCCTGCCTAAAGAACTGGCATACGCGCTGAAACAACAACTGAGGATTGCGATAAAACGATGAAACACACTGACATTCGTGCCGCAGTGCTGGATGCACTCGAGCAGCATGAACACGGGGCGACGCTGTTTGATGGTCGCCCCGTTGTTTTTGACGAAGAGGATTTTCCTGCGATCGCGGTTTATCTGACGGATGCAGAGTATACCGGTGAAGAGCTGGATGCAGATACCTGGCGGGCCACACTGCATATTGAGGTGTTTTTACCGGCACAGGTACCTGATTCGGAGCTCGATCAGTGGATGGAAAGCCGGATTTATCCGGCGATGACTGCGATCCCTGCACTGGCAGGACTGATTACCACGATGGTTACGCAGGGCTATGAGTATCGTCGTGATGACGATATGGCGTTATGGAGCTCTGCGGATCTGACTTATTCCATTACATACGAGATGTGAGGACGATATGGCAACACCAAATCCCCTGGAGCCGGTAAAAGGTGCCGGTACCACTCTGTGGGTTTACAACGGCAAGGCTGATGCTTATGCAAACCCGTTGTCAGACGATGACTGGCAGCGACTGGCTAAGGTGAAGGATCTGACGCCGGGCGAGATGACGGCTGAATCCTATGATGATAACTACCTGGATGATGAAGACGCGGACTGGAGCGCGACCGGGCAGGGGCAGAAATCTGCAGGTGATACCAGTTTTACGCTGGCCTGGAAACCGGGAGAGGAAGGCCAGAAAGGGCTTATAGGCTGGTTTGAAAGCGGCGATGTCCGGGCCTATAAAATCCGTTTTCCGAATGGCACGGTGGATGTGTTTCGTGGCTGGGTCAGCAGTATCGGTAAGGCCGTGACGGCGAAAGAAGTGATCACCCGCACGGTGAAAGTCACTAACGTGGGTAAACCTTCTGTAGCGGAAGAACGCAGCAAAATTACGCCGGTCAGTGCGATTAAGGTGACGCCGACATCCGGTACGGTGGCAAAAGGGAAAACAACCACCCTGACGGTTTCTTTTGAGCCGGAAAGTGCAACCGACAAGACGTTCAGAGCGGTTTCCGCCGATCCGTCGAAAGCCACCATTAGTGTGAAAGATATGACAATTACGGTAAACGGCGTGGCGACAGGTAAGGTGCAGATCCCTGTGGTGAGCGGAAATGGTCAGTTCGCCGCAGTGGCTGAAGTCACCGTTACTGAAGCGGGCGCTGCAGGGTAAACGGAGGTAATACATGTTTCTGAAAACAGAACAATTTGAATATAACGGTGTGTCTGTCACGCTTTCCGAATTGTCTGCGCTGCAGCGTATCGAGCATCTTGCCCTCCTGAAACGGCGTGCAGAACAGGCAGAATCCAGCGGCAACCTGCAGGTAAGCGTGGAAGATCTCGTCAGAACCGGCGCGTTTCTGGTGGCGATGTCCCTGTGGCATAACCATCCACAGAAAACGCAGTCACCGTCAATGAATGAGGCCGTGATGAAGATAGAGCAGGAAGTGCTCACCACCTGGCCTGCCGATGCCATTGCCCGGGCGGAAGACGTGGTGTTGTGCCTGTCCGGGATGATCGAAGCTGTTCGTCCGGATACTGATATTACTGAAGTGGCGAAAAATAACACGCTGACTGATGATGATTTTTCTGCGGGAAAGTCTTCGACGGCGAGCTGAACTTTGCCCTCAGACTGGCGCGTGAGATGGGGAGACCCGACTGGCGCGCCATGCTTGCCGGGATGACATCCACCGAATATGCCGACTGGCACCGTTTTTACCGCACGCATTATTTTCAGGATACCCAGCTGGATATGCATTTTTCCGGGCTGACGTACGCTGTACTCAGCCTGTTTTTTTGCGATCCGGATATGCATCCCTCTGATTTCAGTCTGCTTGTCCCCCGGCATGAGGAAGAGCAGGTGGAGAGGCCGGATGAGGACAAAATGCTGATGCAGAAAGCGGCAGGACTTGCCGGAGGCGTCCGGTTCGGTGGGGACGGAGGGCGCGATATTTTATCGTCTGCGGATGTGGCGGATGTCATGGTGGATGATGCCGCATTAATGATGGCTTCAGCGGGGATTCCGGGAGGTGTGAGATATGTCCCAGCCGGTTGGTGATCTTGTTATTGACCTGAGTCTGGATGCTGTCCGTTTCGATGAGCAGATGAGCCGGGTAAGGCGTCATTTTTCAGGTCTGGATACCGACGCCAGAAAAACCGCCAGTGCTGTTGAACAGGGCCTGAGCCGCCAGGCGCTGGCTGCACAAAAAGCCGGGATTTCCGTCGGGCAGTATAAAGCGGCCATGCGAACCCTGCCCGCACAGTTTACGGATATCGCCACGCAGCTTGCCGGTGGTCAGAATCCCTGGCTGATCCTGCTGCAACAGGGCGGTCAGGTGAAGGACTCCTTCGGCGGGATGATCCCCATGTTCAGGGGGCTTGCCGATGCGATCACCCTGCCGATGGTCGGGGTCACCTCGCTGGCGGTGGCGACAGGTGCACTGGTGTACGCCTGGTACCAGGGAGATTCCACGCTTTCAGCGTTTAATAAAACCCTGGTTCTTTCCGGTAATCAGTCCGGACTGACTGCCGATCGTATGCTGACTCTCTCAAGAGCCGGGCAGGCAGCAGGGCTGACGTTTAACCAGGCGAGAGAGTCACTGGCAGCCCTGGTGAATGCCGGTGTGCGTGGTGGTGAACAGTTTGATGCCATCAACCAGAGTGTCGCGCGTTTTGCGTCTGCATCCGGTGTGGAGGTGGATAAAGTCGCTGAAGCCTTCGGGAAGCTGACCACTGACCCGACGTCGGGACTGATGGCGATGGCGCGCCAGTTCCGTAACGTGACGGCAGAGCAGATTGCGTATGTTGCACAGCTGCAGCGTTCCGGAGACGAGGCCGGGGCATTGCAGGCGGCGAACGATATCGCCACGAAAGGCTTTGATGAGCAGACCCGTCGCCTGAAAGAAAACATGGGAACACTGGAGACCTGGGCGGATAAAACAGGGAAGGCATTCAAATCGATGTGGGATGCCATTCTGGATATCGGTCGTCCGGAATCCTCAGCGGATATGCTCGCCAGTGCGCAGAAGGCATTTGATGAGGCGGATAAAAAATGGCAGTGGTACCAGAGTCGGAGCCAGCGCCGCGGTAAAACCTCCTCTTTCCGGGCCAACCTTCAGGGCGCATGGGATGACCGGGAAAATGCCCGTCTGGGTCTGGCAGCGGCAACGCTGCAGTCGGATATGGAAAAAGCCGGTGAACTGGCGGCAAGGGACAGGGCTGAGCGTGAGTCGTCACAGCTGAAGTATACCGGAGAGGCGCAGAAGGCGTATGAGCGCCTGCTGACGCCACTGGAGAAATATACCGCCCGGCAGGAAGAGCTGAATAAGGCCCTGAAAGACGGGAAAATCCTGCAGGCGGATTACAACACGCTGATGGCGTCGGCAAAAAAGGATTATGAGTCGACGCAGAAAAAGCCGTCCGGTGTGAAGGTGTCTGCCGGTGAGCGCCAGGAAGACCAGGCGCATGCAGCCCTGCTGGCGCTTGAAACTGAGCTCAGGACGCTGGAGAAGCACAGCGGTGCGAATGAAAAAATCAGCCAGCAGCGCCGTGATTTATGGAAAGCGGAAAATCAGTATGTGGTCCTGAAAGAGGCCGCCACGAAACGGCAGTTATCTGAGCAGGAAAAATCCCTGCTGGCCCATGAGAAAGAAACGCTGGAGTACAAACGCCAGCTGGCTGAGCTGGGCGACAAGATTGAACACCAGAAACGGCTGAATGAGCTGGCACAGCAGGCGGCGCGGTTTGAACAGCAGCAGAGCGCGAAGCAGGCGGCAATCAGCGCAAAAGCCCGCGGACTCACCGACCGTCAGGCGCAGCGGGAGTCGGAAGAGCAGCGCCTTCGTGAGGTGTACGGTGATAATCCGGCTGCGCTGGCGAAGGCCACATCTGCACTGAAGAACACCTGGTCTGCGGAGGAGCAGCTTCGTGGAAGCTGGATGGCCGGGATGAAGTCCGGCTGGGGCGAGTGGGCGGAAAGTGCGACGGACAGTTTTTCGCAGGTTAAAAACGCGGCCACGCAGACCTTTGACGGTATTGCACAGAATATGGCAGCGATGCTGATCGGCAGCGAACAGAACTGGCGTGGTTTCACCCGTTCTGTGCTGTCCATGCTGACAGAGATTTTTCTGAAGCAGGCGATGGTGGGGATAGTCGGGAGTATCGGCAGCGCCATTGGCGGTGCTTTCGGTGGTGGTGCGTCTGCCTCCACGGGGACGGCCATTCAGGCTGCGGCGGCGAACTTCCATTTCGCGACCGGGGGATTTACGGGGACGGGGGGTAAATATGAACCTGCGGGGATTGTTCATCGCGGGGAGTTTGTCTTCACGAAGGAGGCGACCAGCCGGATTGGTGTCGGCAATCTGTACCGCCTGATGCGGGGCTATGCGGAAGGTGGTTATGTCGGCGGTGCCGGAAGTCCGGCGCAGATGCGGCGGGCTGAAGGCATTAATTTTAATCAGAACAATCACGTGGTGATTCAGAACGACGGTACGAATGGTCTGCCAGGTCCACAGATGATGAAGGCCGTGTATGACATGGCCCGCAAGGGTGCCCGTGATGAAATTCAGACACAGATGCGTGATGGTGGCCTGTTCTCCGGAGGTGGACGATGAAAACCTTCCGCTGGAAAGTGAAACCCGGTATGGATGTGGCTTCGGCCCCTTCTGTAAGAAAGGTGCGCTTTGGTGATGGCTATTCCCAGCGAGCGCCTGCCGGGCTGAATGCCAACCTGAAAACGTACAGCGTGACGCTTTCTGTCCCCCGTGAGGAGGCCATGGTACTGGAGTCGTTTCTGGAAGAGCACGGGGGCTGGAAAGCCTTTCTGTGGACGCCGCCTTATGAGTGGCGGCAGATAAAGGTGACCTGCGCAAAATGGTCGTCGCGGGTCAGTATGCTGCGTGTTGAGTTCAGCGCAGAGTTTGAACAGGTGGTGAACTGATGCAGGATATCCGGCAGGAAACACTGAATGAATGCACCCGTGCGGAGCAGTCGGCCAGCGTGGTGCTCTGGGAAATCGATCTGACAGAGGTCGGTGGAGAACGTTATTTTTTCTGTAATGAGCAGAACGAAAAAGGTGAGCCGGTCACCTGGCAGGGGCGACAGTATCAGCCGTATCCCATTCAGGGGAGTGGTTTTGAACTGAATGGCAAAGGCACCAGTACGCGCCCCACGCTGATGGTTTCTAACCTGTACGGTATGGTCACCGGGATGGCGGAAGATCTACAGAGTCTGGTCGGCGGAACGGTGGTCCGGCGTAAGGTTTACGCCCGTTTTCTGGATGCGGTGAACTTCGTCAACGGAAACAGTGACGCCGATCCGGAGCAGGAGGTGATCAGCCGCTGGCGCATTGAGCAGTGCAGCGAACTGAGCGCGGTGAGTGCCTCTTTTGTACTGTCCACGCCGACGGAAACAGATGGCGCTGTTTTTCCGGGACGTATCATGCTGGCCAACACCTGCACCTGGACCTATCGCGGCGATGAGTGCGGTTATCACGGTCCGGCGGTCGCGGATGAATATGACCAGCCAACGTCCGACATCACGAAGGATAAATGCAGCAAATGCCTGAGTGGCTGTAAGTTTCGCAATAACGTCGGCAACTTTGGCGGCTTCCTTTCCATTAACAAACTTTCGCAGTAAATCCCATGACAGAGACAGAATCAGCGATTCTGGCGCACGCCCGGCGATGTGCTCCAGCGGAGTCGTGCGGCTTCGTGGTAAGAACGCCGGAGGGGGAAAGATATTTCCCCTGCGTGAATATCTCCGGTGAGCCGGAGGCGTATTTCCGTATGTCGCCGGAAGACTGGCTGCAGGCAGAGATGCAGGGTGAGATTGTGGCACTGGTCCACAGCCACCCCGGTGGTCTGCCCTGGCTGAGTGAGGCCGACCGGCGGCTGCAGGTGCAGAGTGATTTGCCGTGGTGGCTGGTCTGCCGGGGGGCGATTCACAAGTTCCGCTGTGTGCCACATCTTACCGGGCGGCGCTTTGAGCACGGGGTGACGGACTGTTACACGCTGTTCCGGGATGCTTACCATCTGGCGGGGATTGAGATGCCGGATTTTCATCGTGAGGATGACTGGTGGCGTCACGGTCAGAATCTCTATCTGGATAATCTGGAGGCCACAGGGCTGTATCAGGTGCCGTTGTCAGCGGCGCAGCCGGGCGATGTGCTGCTGTGCTGTTTTGGTTCATCGGTGCCGAATCATGCCGCCATTTACTGTGGTGACGGCGAGCTGCTGCACCATATTCCTGAACAACTGAGCAAACGAGAGAGGTATACCGACAAATGGCAGCGACGCACACACTCCCTCTGGCGTCACCGGGCATGGCACGCATCTGCCTTTACGGGGATTTGCAACGATTTGGCCGCCGCATCGACCTTCGTGTGAAAACGGGTGCCGAAGCCATCCGGGCGATGGCCACACAGCTCCCTGCGTTTCGTCAGAAGCTGAGCGACGGCTGGTATCAGGTGCGTATTGCCGGGCAGGATGTTAGCACGTCCGGATTAACGGCACAGTTACATGAGGCTCTGCCTGACGGCGCTGTGATTCATATTGTTCCCAGAGTCGCCGGGGCCAAGTCAGGTGGTGTATTCCAGATTGTCCTGGGAGCAGCCGCCATTGCCGGATCATTCTTTACCGCCGGAGCCACCCTTGCAGCATGGGGGGCTGCCATTGGTGCCGGTGGTATGACCGGCATTCTGTTTTCTCTCGGTGCCAGTATGGTGCTCGGCGGTGTGGCTCAGATGCTGGCACCGAAAGCCAGAACTCCCCGCACACAGACAACGGATAACGGTAAGCAGAACACCTATTTCTCCTCACTGGATAACATGGTTGCCCAGGGCAATGTTATGCCTGTTCTGTATGGTGAAATGCGCGTGGGGTCACGTGTGGTATCTCAGGAGATCAGCACGGCAGACGAAGGGGACGGTGGTCAGGTTGTGGTGATTGGTCGCTGATGCAAAATGTTTTATGTGAAATCGCCTCCGGGCGGTTTTATCGTTTATGGAGCATGACGAATGGGTAAAGGCAGCAGTAAGGGGCATACCCCGCGCGAAGCGAAGGACAACCTGAAGTCCACGCAGCTGCTGAGTGTGATCGATGCCATCAGCGAAGGGCCGGTTGAAGGTCCGGTGGATGGATTAAAAAGCGTGCTGCTGAACAGTACGCCGGTGCTGGACAGTGAGGGGAATACCAACATCTCCGGCGTCACGGTGGTGTTCCGGGCAGGTGAGCAGGAGCAGTCACCGCCGGAGGGATTTGAATCCTCCGGCTCCGAGACGGTGCTGGGTACGGAAGTGAAATATGACACGCCGATCACCCGGACCATCACGTCGGCAAACATTGACCGACTGCGTTTTACCTTCGGTGTACAGGCACTGGTGGAAACCACCTCAAAGGGAGACAGGAATCCGTCTGAAGTTCGCCTGCTGGTTCAGATACAGCGTAACGGTGGCTGGGTGACGGAAAAAGACATCACCATTAAGGGCAAAACCACCTCGCAGTATCTGGCCTCGGTGGTGGTGGATAACCTGCCGCCGCGCCCGTTTAATATCCGGATGCGCAGAATGACGCCGGACAGCACCACAGACCAGCTGCAGAACAAAACGCTCTGGTCGTCATACACCGAAATCATCGATGTGAAACAGTGCTACCCGAACACGGCACTGGTCGGCGTACAGGTGGATTCGGAGCAGTTCGGCAGCCAGCAGGTGAGCCGTAATTATCATCTTCGCGGGCGCATTCTGCAGGTGCCGTCGAACTATAATCCGCAGACGCGGCAATACAGCGGTATCTGGGACGGAACGTTAAAACCGGCATACAGCAACAACATGGCCTGGTGTCTGTGGGATATGCTGACCCATCCGCGCTATGGCATGGGGAAACGTCTTGGTGCGGCAGATGTGGATAAATGGGCGCTGTATGTCATCGGCCAGTACTGTGACCAGTCGGTGCCGGACGGCTTTGGCAGCACGGAGCCGCGCATCACCTGTAATGCCTGGCTGACCACACAGCGCAAGGCGTGGGATGTGCTCAGTGATTTCTGCTCGGCGATGCGCTGTATGCCGGTATGGAACGGGCAGACGCTGACGTTCGTGCAGGACCGACAGTCGGATAAGGTGTGGGCCTATAACCGCAGTAATGTGGTGATGCCGGATGATGGCGCGCCGTTCCGCTACAGTTTCAGCGCCCTGAAAGACCGCCATAATGCCGTTGAGGTGAACTGGATTGACCCGGATAACGGCTGGGAGACGGCGACAGAGCTTGTGGAGGATACGCAGGCCATTGTCCGTTACGGTCGTAACGTCACGAAGATGGATGCCTTTGGCTGTACCAGCCGGGGGCAGGCACACCGCGCCGGGCTGTGGCTGATTAAAACGGAACTGCTGGAGACGCAGACCGTGGATTTCAGCGTGGGTGCTGAAGGGCTTCGTCATGTACCGGGCGATGTCATTGAAATCTGCGATGATGACTATGCCGGTATCCGCACCGGCGGGCGCGTGCTGGCGGTGAACAGCCAGACCCGGACGCTGACGCTCGACCGTGAAATCACGCTGCCATCCTCCGGCACCACGCTGATAAGCCTGGTTGACGGGCAGGGGAATCCGGTCAGCGTGGAGGTCCAGTCCGTCACCGACGGCGTGAAGGTAAAAGTGAGCCGTGTTCCTGACGGTGTTGCTGAATACAGCGTGTGGGGGCTGAAGCTGCCGACGCTGCACCAGCGATTGTTCCGCTGCGTGAGTATCCGTGAGAACGACGACGGCACGTATGCCATCACCGCCGTGCAGCATGTGCCGGAAAAAGAAGCCATCGTGGATAACGGGGCGCACTTTGACGGCGACCAGAGCGGCACGGTGAATGGTGTCACGCCGCCAGCGGTGCAGCACCTGACTGCCGAAGTCACCGCAGACAGCGGGGAATATCAGGTGCTGGCGCGCTGGGACACGCCGAAGGTGGTGAAGGGCGTGAGCTTCCTGCTCCGTCTGACCGTAACAGCGGATGACGGCAGTGAGCGGCTGGTCAGCACGGCCCGGACGACGGAAACCACTTACCGCTTCACACAACTGGCGCTGGGGAACTACAGGCTGACAGTCCGGGCAGTAAATGCGTGGGGGCAGCAGGGCGATCCGGCGTCGGTATCGTTCCGGATTGCCGCACCGGCAGCGCTGTCGCGGATTGAGCTGACGCCGGGCTATTTTCAG